GTAGAAGAAGGAAGAAGGTTTGCAAGTATCAATGATATGAAGATATCTGATATGAACAACCAAGCTCCTGTAGGAACTACGCTAGCTCTTATAGAAAGAAACATGAAAGTTATGAGTGCAGTCCAAGCAAGACTACACGCTTCTATGAGAAGAGAGTTTGATATCCTAGTAGATATTGTTAAAGACTTTACTGATCCATCATATCCATATGCTGAGTCAGAAGAAGAGTTTATTAAGAGAGAAGATTTTGATGAAAGAGTAGATGTGCTACCAGTATCTGATCCTAACGCAGCAACTATGGCTCAAAGGATTATGCAGTATCAAGCTGCAATGCAGTTAGCTCAATCAGCTCCTCAAATGTATAACTTACCAGAATTACACAGACAAATGCTTGATGTACTTGGTATAGAGAACGCAGAAGAAATAGTACCAACAGATGATGATATTAAACCAGTTGATCCTATTAGTGCTGTACAGAATATCCTTAATGGAGAACCTGTTAAAGCCTTTGAGTTCCAAGACCATGATGCACACATACAAGCAGTTACTGCTGCACAAAGCGATCCGAAAATTGTTCAGCTTATGGAAAACAATCCAATGGCAGGAACTATCCAAGCATCAGGTATGGCATATGTAACTGAACATCTATCTATGAAGTATAGAGATCAGATAGAAAAAGAAATGGGTATTGAGCTACCACCACCAGGAGAAGAGTTACCTGCTGAAATTGAAAGCAAACTATCTGCTCTTATGGCGGAAGCTGCTCAAAGAGTTACTGATAGCAATATGCAAGCAGTTGAACAAGAAAGAATACAAGAGCAAATGCAAGACCCAATCATTCAAGCAAGAATGCAAGAATTACAAATCAAGCAAATGCAAGCTGAAAGTAAAGCTCAAACAGACCAGGCTAAAATACAGCTTGATGCTCAGAAGGCTGCTCAGAATGCACAAATTGAAAGAGAAAGAATTGCTGCTCAAGAACGTATGGCAGGAGCATCTATTGGTCAGAAGATGGCTAGTGATATCCTAGATGCCGAGCAAGAAGATAAAAAAGAAGCGAGAAAAGAATATCAGAAAGGTGTTGACATAGGTATTAAATTAGCCGAAGATAGCACTAAGAATGATAAATGATATCAAAGAGCAATCACTTTCTGAACATTTAGGAAGTAGAATACGAACATTGATGAATGACCATGCAGATCAAGTAGCTGGTGGTGGATGTAAAGACTATGCTTCGTACCAAAGACTCTGCGGTGTTATAGAAGGTCTAGCACTAGCTGAACGTGAAATGCTAGATTGGAAAGAAAAATTTATTAATGAATAGGACTCGATACCTTTTATATCGTGCAAATATATGACTGAGAAAAAAGAAAACAAGCCAAGTCAACTTCCAAAACCACAAGGATATCGTCTACTAATAGCTCTTCCAGAGGTTAGTGACAAAACAGATGGTGGGATAATTAAACATACAGAAGCAACTAAAAAAGCAGAAGAAGTAGCTAGTGTATGTGGTTATGTTCTTGAACTCGGACCAGATGCCTACAAAGACTCAAACAGATTCCCTAATGGACCTTATTGTAAAAAAGGAGATTGGGTAATTGTCAGACCTTATTCAGGCACACGTATTAGCATACATGGTAAAGAGTTTAGAATAATCAATGACGACACAGTAGAAGCTGTCGTTGAGGACCCAACAGGAGTGGTAAGAGCAGTATGAGTGAAGAAGCTTTAAACAACCAAGAAAACGAAGAAATTACTACGGATAGTTTCTTTGGTGTAAAACATGACTTAGTTACTAATGAATCAGATGATGTAGAAGTAGAAGTTGTAGAAGAAGAATCTAATCTACCTGATCCAGCAGATGTAAAAGTACAACAAGAACCAGAAGTTCAAACAGAAGAAGTTGTTGTATCTGATGATGATTTAGATAAAGAAATAACTGACTATAGCGAAAGAGCTGGTAAAAGAATTAATCAGTTAAAGTATGAGTACCACGAAGAACGTAGAGCTAAAGAAGCATCAGCAAAAGAAAAAGATGAAGCAGTAAGAAGGCTTAAAACTTTGATGGAAGAAAATCAAAGACTACAAAAGTTTGTTAGTACAGGTAGTCAAGCTCTTAATCAACAAGCATTACAAAATGCACAATGGGCAAAGTACAATGCTCAACTACAATTAAAGAAAGCTTATGATGATGGCAATACAGAAGAGTTAGCAAAAGCTCAAGAGTTATTATCAAAAGCAACTTTAGCAGAACAACAAGCAGGAAATTATGCTAATCAAGTTGCTCAATATGCTCAAAATCAACCTGCACCTGCTACACAGCAAACGCAAGGACAAGAGCAAGAAGCACCAGCAGAACAACCTAAAGACCCAGCATTAGAAGCATGGGCACAAAAGAATCCATGGTTTATGGGCACAGAACCTACACATAGAGATATGACAGCTTACGCTATGTATGTAGATTCAAAACTACAACAAAGTGGCATAAACCCAGAAACTCAATCTAGTGAATACTACGAAGCAGTAGATAAAGAAATGAGAAAAGAGTTTCCACAGTTTTTTGGGGTTCAATCAGAACCAGCAGTAGCAGTAGAAGAAACGAAAGTTCAAACTGCTCCTGTATCAAAAGAAGCATCGACAGTAGTCGCACCAGTATCGAGGACAACTGGTAAAACACCTCGCAAAGTACAGCTCTCGGCTGAACAAGTTAGACTAGCACGCCAACTTGGAATTACGCCAGAGCAGTATGCCAATCAACTATTAAAGGAGAACTAGATGGCAGAAGATAAGAAAATTGTAGAAGAAGCTCAAGCTAATTCTGAACAAGTGCGTACCCCCAGAGGGCAAGATAGCCGAGAGGCAGAGATGAATACTATGGACTGGGAAAACCCAGTTAACCTACCAGCTCCCACACCTCAACCAGGATGGGTTTTTAGATGGGTTAGAACTGCTTTACTAGGTGAAGCTGATAATCCAAATGTATCCAGAAAGTTTAGAGAAGGCTGGATTCCTTGCAAAGCAGAGGATCATCCTGAACTAAGTATCTTAATGGATCATAAATCCGAATGGGCGACTAAGGGTAATATAGAAGTAGGTGGACAAATCTTATGTAAGATTCCAGAAGAGAAAGCAAAAGCTAGAGATGATTACTTTGCTAACCAAGCTAAGAATCAAATTGAATCTGTAGACAATGCTTATTTCAAGGACAATGATCCAAGAATGCAGAAGGAAGTTTACGAAAGAAAAAGTAGAACCAGTTTCGGTAGTGATTCATAAATTTATAATTTAATTTTTATTGGAGAATTACTATGGCAGATGTAGCCTCACCTTATGGTGCAGTTCCTGTAAGCTCATTAGTATCTTGTGCATATAACGATAAAATAGTTCATTATAAAATTGCCAATGGATATAACACTAATATTTTCTATGGCGACTTTGTAAAGTGGAATGACGACAACCCTAATACCACTATCCAAAAGGATGTTGGTACAGCTACGTTGACACCCATTGGAGTATTTTTAGGATGTTCATATACTGATCCAGTTTCAGGTGAATTTAGACAGTCTCAGTATTATCCTGCTAACACAGCAGCAGATGATATTGTGGCTTATGTGCAAAGTGATCCTTTTGTTGTTATGAAGATACAGGCAGACGGACCAGTAGATCAAGATGATCTTGGTAAGAATGTTCCTATTGTTCAAACAGCAGGTTCAACTTTGATTGGTACTAGCAAAAATGCGATTGATATTTCAGCAGTAGCTGTAACACCTACGTTACCACTTAAGATTATTGACTTTGTTGATGGTCCTAATGATGCTCTGAGTGAAAACTTCCCAGAAGTGCTAGTGATGTTTAACGCTGGGCACCAGTTGCTCAATACAACAGGTATTGGTTAAGGAGTAATATTATGGCAGCTATTTCAAGAGCAAATCAGCTTCACCAATTATTACCAGGACTTAATGCCCTGTTTGGTGAAGAATATCAAAGTTACGACAATGAACATGAGCAAATCTATGAAACAGAGAACTCAGAACGTTCATTTGAGGAAGAGCTAAAAATCTCAGGATTTGGTGCAGCTCCCGTTAAAGCGGAAGGTGCTTCAATTCTTTATGACACAGCTCAAGAATCATTCGTGGCTAGATACACACACGAAACTATTGCAATGGGATTTGCAGTTACAGAAGAAGCAATGGAGGATAACCTTTATGTTTCTCTTAGCGGTAGATATACCAAAGCATTAGCAAGAGCAATGGCTTACACAAAACAAGTAAAAGCTATGGCACCACTTAACTTAGGTTTCACAACCTTTAACTCAGGTGACGGAGTATCATTATTTAATACTGCTCACCCATTAGTAAGTGGCGGAACAAACAGCAACAGACCAGCAGTCGGTGCTGACTTGAACGAAGCTTCTTTAGAAGATGCTATCATTCAGATCGGTGGATGGACTGATGAAAGAGGTCTAAAGATTGCTGCACAAGCAAGAAAGCTTATTGTTCCATCAGCTTTACAGTTTGTAGCAACTAGATTGCTTAAGTCAGAATATCAACCAGGTTCAGCAAACAATGACGTTAACGCTATTGTTTCAACTGGCGTGTTACCAGAAGGCTTTGCAGTTAATCATTATTTAACTGACACTAATGCTTTCTATCTCATGACAGATGTACCTGATGGTATGAAGCACTTTGTTAGATCACCAATGCAAACAAGCATGGATGGTGACTTTAACACAGGTAACGTAAGATATAAGGCAAGAGAAAGATACTCATTTGGTGTATCTGATCCTCTTGGTATCTTCGGATCACCTGGAAGTTCATAAGAACTATGAGGGGAGCTTCGGCTCCCCTTTTTATTTATTTATATAAATCCCTTTCTTTTTAAGTTTTTTAGGTATATAGTCAAAGAATAGTTTTGGCATATACAAATATGCTGGTCTCATGGAGGACTGAAATTATGGCAACAAAAGTAACAAGCGTTAGAGACTTACCGC